ACGCCATTGAAAGATATTGCCAAGGAAGGAGCCCAAGATTTAATTGCCGCACGTAAAAGAGCTGAAACCTTGGGAATGAACAAGCCCCACCCTACAGCCACCACCACTGAAACGGAAGATGACAAGAAAAGAAAAGAGGAAGAAGAAAAACAAGCAAAATTACAAGATAAGCTTGCGAATAGGCAAGATCAATTAGCGCAAGAAGCAGCAAACCGTCAAGTTGCTCTTGATCAAAGCAGTTTTGATAGTCGATTAAGAATGAGTGATGCTGAATATGATTACAAGAGAGCATTACAAGATGACTATTTTGAACGTGAAATATCAGGGCTTGATTCCATTGAAGCTCGTCAAAAGAAATTCCAGCAAGATTTAAAAGCAATTGAAAGTCGTCGTATTGATAGCATTAGGAAAGCAGAATTAGATGCAGTTAAAGCTGTTCAAGATTTAAGATCAGCAACTGTAAAAGCAGCGGCAGTCAGTGGTGGCAATCCAGGAGGTACTTCTAAATACGTTGACAGAAGCGTGTTGCGGAAATATTTGGAGTCTGAAGGATTTAATCGTACGAGTGGAGATTTTACTAATAAAGGTCACCGGACGCGTGATCACATGCGTAATGCAATGGATTATGGGATTTTGGGAGGGAGTGATGCGGACGCATTGAGCAAAACAATTGCAATGGAAAGAAAGCTGAAGGCTACTGGAGCATTTGGCGATCAACTTTTTGGTCCAGAGAGAGATCCGCGTGGACATGGGGCCGGAAAAGGTGGCCAAAATATTCATCTGCATGTACCAACTCCTGGCGGAAAAATTAAATTAACACCAGGATTATCTAGTTTAATTGAAGGAAAAGGCTTGCAAGGTGGCGCGGTTGGTCTCAACACAAGGTCAGGCGAATATGCCATGGGGCGTCGTGAAGATAAAGCTGAAGGTAACCTTGCAGTAGAGCAACAAAATGCGCAAAATCGTGCAGCAGAAAAATTACTAACAATTAGAAATGCAAATAATTTAGCTCTTCAACAAACAATTACTTTAGTGCAGCAAAATATAGATTCTATTTTCCCCGTAAAAGAGCAAAAATTAGAAAATGACCTGCTTGAAATGCGCAATAATCTTGAACTAAAAGGCGCTTCTAAGGAAATTATTGATATGGAAGTACAAAAATATAAAGCAGTTAAAGAAAATGCATATAATTTGCAAATGTTAAATGAAAAAATAGCTAAAAACAACGAGGAATTAACAAAATTAAAAGGCAAAAAAATTACGACTGTAGAAGACAGGGAGCAAATAAAATTCTTAACAGAGCAAACCGCAGCATATAATCTTGAAATTGCTGGTATTCCAGAAAAGCAAAGATTATTTAATGAGCAACTAGAAAGAACTGCTGCGCTAGCCATTGAATCGCCAATGGTTAAATTAGCAAAACAAGTGAATGAAGCAAAAAGAGAATTAATGGAAATGAGTAGTGCGTCTTCAATGGCAATTGGTGGCGCTAAATCCATAGGAGAAGCATTTGGTAGTTCGTTTAAAGATATGATTAACGGCAGTAAGACGGTCAAAGAATCTATGGCTTCTTTGTTCCGAAGTGTTGGAGATTATTTCTTGGATATGGGCAGCAGAATAATTTCAAAATGGATTGAAATGCAAGCAATACAAGGGCTTATGAGCATATTTAGCATGTTCGCTCCTGGCGCTGCTGCTGGCGGAGGCTTTGCTTTGGGCGGTCCTGGTGGGCAAGGGGCTGCTGGTAGTTACGGTGGTGCTATGAGCGCCACATCTTCTTTACCTTCGTTTACAGGCGGGGCGGGTTTCCAGCCCGTTAGTATGGGCGATTTTGGTGTACAAGGTTTTGCTGACGGTGGTATGGTCACAGGCCCTACTTTGGGCCTCGTAGGCGAAGGTAAATACAACGAAGCCATCATTCCATTGCCTGACGGCAAAAGCGTTCCCGTTGACCTCGGAGGCATGTCTGACGGCTTAGGCAATAATATCACTAGCAATATTGTGGTCAATGTAAATTCCGATGGTCAAAGTTCAAGCAATGCAAACGGTTCTAATTCTGTAGACTTAGGACGTAAAATTGAAGGGGCTGTAAAACAAGTGATCGTAGCTGAATTAAGACCAGGCGGTGTTCTAGCAGGGAGGCGTTAATCATGGCTCAACCAACATTAGCTTTACCTTGTGAATACGGTCTTACAGTCGTAAGAGGCATTCGCACTAAAGAAACAAAATTTGGTGATGGCTATGCGCAAATAGCTCCTGATGGTATAAATAATGAAATCAGGAAATACCAAATTGATACAGTACCAATTGCTGATACCATTGCAATAGCACTAGATGCGCAGCTAGCTGCATTGCAAGGTGATTTTTTCTATTCGCAATTCTTCATGGATGACCATTTATATAAATATCGCTTATCACCAAATCAATGGCAATGGGCTAGTCTTGGCCCCAATAGCAACAAATTCTCTTTTGCTGTAGAGCGGATCTATGACCCTAGAAACTGACGTTCAAAAAGGATGGCATGATGCCATTGTAGAAATGTATGACATTGATTTATCTCCCATAACAGGAGATGCCAATGATATTTATTATTTTACAAATCAATTAAAGCCAGATTCTTCTCTTATCACATGGAAAGGCAATACTTACGATGCATTGCCAATTTTATCAACAGGTTACGAACGTAATACCACTGGTCAAATCGCACAACCAACTTTAACAGTTGCAAATATTTTAGGAACACTTAGTTCTGCAATAAAAGATTATGATGATTTAGTCGGAAGTAAAGTTACAAGACGACGCACATTTGCTAAATATTTAGATGGTGAACCATCTGCTGATATAACACAAGAATTTCCCATTGATATTTTTTATATTGAACGCAAGTTAGAAGAATCTGCATTAGTAATTTCTTGGCAACTTGGTAGCGTAATGGATTTAGAGGGGTTGCAATTACCTCGTCGTGTTATTACGCAAAATCATTGTTTATGGAAATATCGCAGTAGTGAATGCGGCTATGTTGGACCACCAATATTCACAAAAGATGACGAGCCCATTGATTTAGCTGGAGCTAGTCCAGAAGCAATAGCTGTGATTAATGCTTTTAAATTAAGAGACCAACGATACGCAGAATATACAACTGCTATTTCCACTAGGAATAGAGCTAGAGAAGTTGAATTAAATGTTTGTGCACCATATTCACTATTAGACAGTAGGTATGTACCTGGCACTTATCTTGTTAATGCCACTCAAGCTTTATGGGCAGGTATACCTGTAAATTTAGGATTGCAATATAGGCAGGGACCGCAAGCATCATATGAAGAAAGTAGTAATTCTACTGAATATTTTATTGAAGAATGGGGATATAATGCAGCAGGATGTGCTACTGCTACAGCAAATTTAGCAACTGCTGACGCTAATATTGCAACAGCACTTGCAGCTTATAATGCTGCTGAGGCCGCGTTAGTTGCTGCCGTTACCGCATTACCAGTAGATGATAATGTATTTAGCCTTGATGTTTGCGGTAAACGATTAAAAAGTTGTCAATTAAGATTCCCGCATGTATCACTACCTTTTGGTGCTTTTCCTGGAGCTAATTTAGTACGATGATTGAGCAATTTTCTGCTTTATATGCAGCTATGAAAATTCATGCTATGCAATGTTTCCCCGAAGAAGCGTGTGGTTTAGTTGTAAATAACGAATACTTACCATGCAATAATGTACATTCTTTACCATTGAATTACTTTGCCATTGATGCTAAAGATTATGCAAAAGCATCAGACAAAGGCGACATTCAAGCAATATTTCATTCCCATCCAAATTCATTAGATCGTTTTAGTAGTCATGATATTGCAGCATGTAAACAAAGTAAACTACCTTGGGTTTTGTATTGTACTGGTGCAAATCAATGGGTGGAAATTGATCCTTCAGGAAATGCTCCGTACCTTGGCCGACCATGGCAATATGGTATTTATGATTGCTATGCCTTGATGAAAGATTTCTATGGTAGAGAATTTAATATTATATTGGATGATTTTGATCGTGGTGAAGAAGGCGAATGGGAAAATCCAGAATGGCGAATGTTTGAAAAAAATGTAGAGCAGCAAGGATTTATTGATTGTGACGGTCCCATGAAAAAAGGCGATATGCTATTGATGCAGATGCAAGCTTCATTTCCAAACCACGCTGGTTTTATTGTATCACCAGCCTCAAATGTTTTTTACCAGCATCTAATGGGCCGTGTTTCAGAACAAAATGTTTATGGCGGCTACTGGGCTAAGGTAACAAATAGAATATTGAGGCACAAGGATTTATTATGCAATTAATCAAAGTAAAACTACTGGGAGAACTGGGGCGAAAGTTTGGTCGCAGCTATGAGTTTATGGCTAATTCCCCTAAAGATGTGATGTCTGCTTTATGTAATCAATTGGATGGATTCAAGCGATATATGGTTGATGCTCATGAGCATGGAATTGGATTTAAACTTATAAATGATGATCCAGACGGCATGGATTATTCCAATGTCTTGATGGGCTGTAACCGTCTTGTAATTGCACCAATCATTAGTGGTGGGGGTACTGTAGGAAGAATTTTGGTAGGCGTAGCATTAATTGCATTAGCTTTTGTTCCTGGTGTGGGTAGTATTGCGCTTGCTACTTTTGGTAAAACGGCGACAACGTTAGGCAGCGTTTTGTTTAGTATTGGCACGGGATTAGTTTTAACTGGTATTGCATCATTACTTACACCACCAGTAGAAACGCCAAAAGGCGATGCAGAACGCAAGGAAAGTTTTTTGTTTGATCGCGCAACAGAATTAACATCTCAAGGCGCACCAATACCATTGCTTTATGGTAGATTTTTAGCTCAAAGCCCATTGATCATTAGTTCTTCTCTTTCCACTCAACAAGCAGCAGTTTAATGACTTCACCAATGGCATCAGAAGAAGAAATTGTCTACAGTGGTGCTGGTGGTGGAGGCAAAGGCGGCGGTGGCGGCGGCGGAGGCGGTGGCAAAGGGAAAGGCGGCGGCGGCAGTGCGCGGAAGCCAGAGGAAGATCCAGAATCTTTACGAAGCAGATCGGAAGCTAGTTTTGTTGCCGTATTATCTGAAGGGGAAATCCAAGGGTTTGAAGATGGAGTGGACCCACTCACTCGTATTTTTTTAGATGGAGTGCCATTAAAGAATCGAGACGGCAGTTCTAATTTTTCAATTGCTGGTTTCTTTACGGGATCTTCTTCTAATGCGCAAGGTAAAGGAGGCTTAATTTCCGCTATTTCTAGCTCAATACCAGGATTAATTCGCAATGAATCTAGTGGCGGCGTGAATACTATTGTTGCTGATTATCGCGTGGGAGTACAAAATCAAGACCCAATGCCTGGTTTTGATGACGTAAGAGCAGAACAAGGTGTAAATATTAAACTTACAAAAGCTGCAGGTCGTGTATTTAGAGTTACAACTAGCAGTTTATTTAATCGTCTGCGAGTAAGAATTGGAATTGGTTCATTGTTTTATGTAAATAAAGACAATGGTGACGTAAAAGGAGGATTTGTAAGCTTTAATATTCAAATTCAAGCTGACGGTGGTGGCATTATTGTTAATGATAATAAAGTGATTGGTGGTAAATCAAGAGGACCAGTTGACTTTGAATACGAGTATTCATTAAGCGGTAATGGTCCATGGATAGTAAGTGTAGAACGCACACTGGCTGATCCTGTTAGTACCACTGAAAGTAATGATTTATATTTTAAAGCAATTGTAGGAATCATAAATCAATCATTTCGTTATCCTAATACTGCATTACTAGGATTAAAGATTGGTGCTGAAAATTTTTCATCAGTGCCAACAGTAGCGGCTGATATGTTGGGTGTAAAAATCAAAATTCCTCAAAATTATAATCCCATTGCCCGCACGTATTCAGGCATTTGGAATGGTACATTTAAGACAGAATGGAGCAATAATCCAGTATGGGTATTTTATGATTTATTAACAAATACCAGGTATGGTGCGGGACAATTTATAGCTGAAAGCCAAGTGGATCGCTATAGTCTTCTGCCTATTGCTCAATATTGCGACGAACTGGTTAGTGATGGTAAAGGTGGTTTAGAGCCAAGATTTACTTTTAATGCTTACATCACAGATAGAGGCGAAGCCTATAGTGTACTTAATAGTTTGGCTGCTGCTTTTCGTGGCATGTTATATTTTGCGGAAGGTTCTGTTGTTGCAATTCAAGATGCGCCAAAATCTATTAGCAAGATATTTTCACCTGCTAATGTTATACAAGAAGTTGATGATAATGGTAATGTAACATCACCACCCTTCTCCTATGAAGGCACTGCACGTAAAGCAAGAAAAACTGTAGCATTAGTTAGCTGGAATGATCCTGACGACATGTATAAAAGCAAAATTGAATATGTAGAAGACAGTGAAGGAATTGATCGCTATGGTTACCACGAAGTAGAAGTGAGAGCATTTGGAACTACTTCTCAAGGACAAGCGCAACGTATTGGAAGGTGGATTTTATTGACAGATCAACTAGATGTAGAAACTGTAACATTTAAAACTGGTACAGAAGGCTTTTTTGTTTTGCCGGGAGAAGTTATTGGTATTGCTGATCCAATTAAAGGAGGAAAACGCTATGGGGGAAGAATTGTTAGTGCCACCACAAGTGCCGTTACCATTGATTCTCCTTTTACATTATTAACAAACAAATCTTATACGTTGACGGTAATGCTTCCTAATGGCTCACTGGAGAGCCGTACAGTGCTCAATTCTCCTGGAGCAGCAACTGCGCTTAGCGTGAACCCAGCATTGTCTACAGCACCGATAGCAGGTGCTCCGTGGGTGTTGCAAGAAAATAGCGATGGCATTAGGAAATTTAGAGTGATTTCAATTAATGAAAACCAAGGAGAAGTGACATTAATAGCTTCGCTTTACAATGAAGATAAATTTGCAATTGCTGATAAGCCTCAATTGAGCTCCAAACGAGTTTCTTTTTCTAGACTACAAATACTTCCACTTATATCGTCAGGCAGTATTAAACTTGGAACGGTGTCGTAATGGCTTACAATGAAGTGGCATGGGACTATCCTCAATACTCGTCGTATTCAATTCTTAACGGAGCAGTCAATTCAGCCGTTTGCTGGAATCCATTGCAAAACAATCCTTTTATAGCATTGTTTGATGTTGATTATTTAGACGTAGAGAATCAATTGTGGACCAATATTGGCCGTAGCGCTACAAATTACATTCGTTTTCCTAGTGACAATTACACCGGACAGGCAACTTATCAAATTAGAATTGCTACAATAGGCATCAATGGCATTCGCTCTCCTTATGCTTATAGTAAGGTAGCATTCTCCAGTCCATTGGCGTTTGATTTTACTACAACTCAGACAGTAAGATTAGTCAACGGTACGGAAGTACCTAACCAGCGTTACCTTTTCTTAATTCTTTGATATGGCAAATCTTTTTGGACTCGATGCTGCTGGTAATGCTGCTTATATAAAAGCAACTGGAGCCGGAGCTGTTGGCGATCCTTACATTGTTAGCAATGATTTATTGATTAGTGCCACGCTAAAAAGCGCTTTTGTTTCAGCTAGCGGCAACGCAGATGTAATTCCACTTGTAGCTAGCACTAAGTTGAGAGTGATGGCAATGGCAATAACATCTTTATCTGGTTGCACTGTAAAACTACAAAGCGGTGGGGCAACGGATAAAACGCCTCCATTTCATATTGCCGCTAATGGTAACCTAGTACAAAGCAATCCTTTAGGGCTCTTTGAAAGTGCTATTGGTGAAAAAATTAATGCCGTAGTAAGTGGTTCTACTACTTACACGGTGATGCTTACATATCGAGAGGTGGTATGAGCGTTTTTCTTGCCACTAAACTTGTTCCTCAAATTAATTTGCATTTATTGCGTAGGGACTTTTTTGATGGTTTTGGATTATTATTGCAAGATAGTGATGGTGAGCCATTTGATTTAAGCCTAGTAACAGTATGCGCTTCTGTATGGAAATATACAGCGGCTGGAGTCCTATCTCAAGTTACTGCTTTTAATGTAGAAAAGCAGGAACCGTTTCGCAATGGAGTGGTAAAGCTATGGCTTACATCTTCTCAAGTGGCAACAATTTGGGATGCAGCCGAGGAACCACAAAATGCAGCTATTAGTCAAAGTTTCTTCCCTACTGCTTACACTGAAAATGAAGTGCAAGGTTCATTGTCATGGGATGTGCGCATTGAAAAGCAAGATGAATTAGCTAGTTTGATTAGTGTTAGTAGTGGCGTATTTATTTCTCAAACTAATCATGGGCTTGGTGCTACAGAACGAGTGGTGTTTGGTGGCACCACCACATCAAGCGGGATCAATTACAATGGCACAAGTGCTCGCATCTACACTAATTTGACGGGGCTTACTTATGTTGCCCCTTATTCTTTCACCATTGCCACTCTTTCTGGTGTTACAGCCTCAGGAATTGGTGGAAATGTTTATAGACTAAAACAAGATACAGTGGCGGGCGGCGGAGTAATCGTAGGCACCACTTTCTCCAATTGTTTTCCTTGAGGAATTATGGCTGATTTGAAAGAAGGCGTATCAGTTGTAACGGTAGGTCGTACTGCGCCGATTCCTCCTGGTCAGCAAAAGATGGCAGTAAGTTTGCCAGTGGTAATTGCTAGTGATCAAACGCCAGTGCCGGTGGAAGTAGAAAACCAACAAATCAGTGAAGTAAGTTTAAGCTTGCTTGGTATTCCTCGCGCTGAAGTGGCGCTTGGTATTTTTGCTGATGTTACCACTTACGACATTAATCCTAGTGAATGGTCTAGCGAAGGCGGTGGTGATAGCGATCATATTCCAAACGAAAGCGCGGCTAAGGTGTATCTTGGCACTGCTACAACCAATAATTATCAAATCTTAAGTAGTAGGCGTTTCTTTCGCTATCAACCGGGACGAGTAAGTGCCGCTACGTTTGGAGTGAGGAGTTCCAACACAAATGATTCCACTGATATCAAGAAATTTGGTGCTTTTGATAAACGTGATGGTTATTATATAGAAGTGCAAGGTGGTGGCCAATCAGATGCAGCCAGTAAGGATTTCAATTGTTATTGCGTAAGAAGAACAAGTGCATTTGGTAGCAATGAACCAGGCATTCTGACGCCAAAGACAGCAGACGGCGATGTTGGTACAGCAGGAACAGATTTAGTGATTGTGCGAGCTGGTCTTACTTATATTCATGCTGGTCTTTTTGATCGCAGCATTCGTGGCTCTGGAGGCGTAAGCATTGGTAACATTGCTTCTTCAGATGGTGTGACTGCTGTTGCTGGTAGCTTTATTTCAGTAGAAAATCAGTATCGGTACACATATGAATATCGTGTGCCACGTAAATATTTTAGTCATGATCGTTTGGATGCACAAACAAAAACACAATATTACGCAGATAAAACGCCAGGACGTGTTTCTTTTACATTAGCAGTTGGAGGCACCGCAGGTAATCCTGTGGTGACATATACAAATGGTACATCCGTAACAGATGTAAATAATGACATTGTTACCAAAACAAGCGTTTGGGATATTGATTTTTCAAAGGTTACAATGTATAAAATTGAATATAGCTGGTACGGTGCTGTTGGTGGTCATTTCTTGGCTTACGTTCCTGATGCTACAACCACTGGGGAAGCACGATGGGTTCGGATGCATCACATACGAGCTTCTAATCAACTCACGAGCCCTAGCTTAGGTAACCCTACACTTCCCATCTCTTACCTAGCGCAAAAATCGTCCAGCGGAAATGAATGTGCAATTTATAAATATGGTGCTTCTTATTACATTGACGGAGGAGACAAAGGTACTGTTACAGCTAGATCAGCAAGTAATGCTGCTGATCGCTCTGCAACAACAAGCGGCACAATGCTGATTGGCTTACAAATAAAAGAAAATATTAATTCAATTCGCAATCGAATGCAAGTTTATCCCACTCGTTTAGGTGTGGGTAGTAGTGGTCGTGCTGTAGTAAAACTTATAAAAAATCCTACTACTGTTTCTGGCACTCCTTCTTTTACCAGTACAAACACCTTGAGCCCAACGAATGTAACTACAAGCAGTGGTGTTGTAACAGTAAGTGGCGGAACTAATGTCGCAACTTTTTTTGTAGGCGCTGGTGGTGTAGATATTGATTTAAGTCCATATTTTGGTTACAACAAGGATTATTTGTCATATCCATTGACTGCTGGCACTGGTGATACGTTATATGTATTTGCACAAGGTATTAGTGCGTCAGCAGATATAAGCGCTTCGTTGACTTGGGAGGAGCAAGTGTAAATAAATGGCGCAAAATCTTTCTGAATATTATCAAGTTCCTGATGATGCACAGCCAGCCGGTAGAGAACTTATTGATGCTCAGCTCATTGATTTCCTTACAGGGGACTTATTAATTGATCCCATTGATCAAGAATCATTAACGGGAGATTCAAGGGGCACTTTAGTGCTTGCTGCAGATGAAGGCATTATTCCAATTACTATTGCTAACTCTGATGGCGCCAGCATAACTGTTGATTCTGTTAATAGTGAAGCAAGTGAAGTGGGGATAAGCTTGTTAGGCATACCAAGGAGCGAAACATCATTAGGGCTTTTTGATGCAGTAAATATTTACGGTATCAATGGTAAGGAATTTTACAATAGCCCCGACGCTGCTGGTTATGCCTATGCAGCAGATCCAGGGGATTGGACTTTTAGGACTGAAGGTGTTGGTGAAGATGAAAAGGAATATGGGTATTATTGGCGTCACCTGCCAGCCGAAAGTGCCATTCAAGCTTATGTTTTTCCTCCTCCCGTTAGTTTTACTTATTTAGTTGATGACAATACTGGTCGGTTTCCAGGAGGACACACTAACGGTGCCATGCTTGCGTTTTGGGAAAGTAAACGAGCATTTCGCTATCAACCAGGAAGAGTAACTGGTTTTACTCTTGGAGTGAGAATGTCAACTGGTAGTGATTATGCAGGAGAAACAATTAAGTGGGGATGTCGCAATGATGTGGGAGATGGTTATTTCTTTCAACTTGACAAAGGCGGTGATTTATTTGTAGTGCGTACATCGCCTGATCTTGGCACAGCCAAAATTGCTAGGGACGATTGGAATGGTGATCCCATCCAGCCCAATATTGGCAGCACTGGTTGGAATTTAGACTTGTCCCGTGTGACAATGTTTAAGATTGAATTTAGCTGGTATGGTGCTGTTGGCGCTCGTTTTTTGGCTTATGTGCCAATTAGCCATGATGAAGCGCGATGGGTTACTTTACATTATTTCTTCGCAGAAAATCAATTTACATTCCCTAGTCTTCGTAGTCCATTTTTAAGACTTTTCGTGGAAGCACGTACTACGGCAGGAGCATTATCCCCGGCTTTTATTAATCTTTACGGCAGTAGTGTATTTATTGACGGAGGAGATAAAGGCACGGTTACGGTTGGTGCCGCTGGATTGAATACATTAAAACCAATTGATGCTACGCCAAGAAGCCTTTTGGGTTTGAATATAAAACCTTACATTAATAATATAATAAATAAAAAAAGTATATTTCCTGTTAGCTTATCAGTATTTGCAACAACTGATGCGCGTTTTGATTTAATATTTCAAAGAGCTTATTTTGGAGAGGAAAGTTTTAATTATGGCAATGGTACGACTTTGACTGCCAATGCTGCATCTGGCATTACCGTAATTCAAACTGATCCCAACACATTGATTACTCCATCTGGGCAATTCTTTCCTGACATCAGGAATGAGTTAGAAGGAGCTCGTGATTACAGAAGCGGCCATAAAGTAAAGATTGTGGGAAATGGCATTTTTGCTACTCATGTAGTTTCAATTGACGAAAATTTAACAAGAATTGTAACAGATAGATCAATGCCCGCTGGTATTACAAGCATTACATTAGGGAGAATGAATAATTATGCTGTTAGCAGTGGATTCATAGATAGCGGAGTTACTCAAGGTACAATTTTTAGGTCACTTATGGGGCGATCAGGTTATGCGCGAATTGGTTTGCTTCCTAATGCGTCAGGATTAACTTACACGCCTGGTTCTGGCTATACGCCTGGCTCTAATGATGTTTTATGGGTGGCATCTAGCTATCCAGCTCTTCAATTTAATCGTTTCGGAACAGTTGTAGGAGAGGAACGATTTCCGCCAGGACCTAACGACAGCACTAATTTTGCAATTACTTTTCCTACTAGCGCTACTACAAGAATTAGTGCGGCAGGGCGATCAATTACAATTGCAGGCAATTCTCCATGGCCTATTCGTGTGGTAGTAGAAGCCCATGCAGGCGCAACCATTTCAGATGTAGTATTAGCGCAGCAACCAGTAGCAGTACGCTTGATACCTGGAAGCGGCTCCACTCAAGCGCAAACATCTTGGCCTGCAAGCAGCGGTATCACTCAAAGTTCATCTAGTGCTGGAGGGGCGAATTATGTAGCCAATAAATTTGTAGATAGTCTTTCGAGTCCCCTTGGCGCGGCTTTAGTAGATACGCAAGGCTATAGAGTATTAAAAGGAGGAGATCGAGTGGCTACTTATTTTGTTGCAAGTGGCGATAGTCGTCAATTTGATCTCAGTCCATTGTTTGGTTTTGATAAAATGTTTATTACAGGCACTCCTGGAGGAGCTGATACCACGGGCGCATTATTTGTTGTGGCGACTGCTCGCACAGCATCTGGAGAAGCTAGTGTAAGTATGAACTGGGAGGAACAGTAATGGCGTTTGAGGGTTTAGTTGCTGCTAATAACCTTTCAGATGTAGCAAGCATTGAGACTACATGGGATAATATTGGAGATGGCATTACAGCAACAGTTTCACCTGCTGCAGGACTTACTGTTGAATTGTTTGATGATACGGGCGATATAAATAGCACTTTTACTACTCTTCGTTCAACTACTATAGAGCCTGTAATTAATTTTACTAAACAATATGCTATTGAAAAAGGAGGCACTGGAGATAATTTTTCTATTCGTGCAAGAGGGCAAGTGCAAGCCAAGCAGGGAGGCTCAAATACTTTTTCAGTATTAGCGGATGATGGAGTGAGAGTATCGATTAATGGCGTTCAAGTATTAAATGCATGGTATGGGCAGAGTGCAACATGGCATACATTTACAGCTCGTGGTTTAACGCAAGGGGAATGGTATAATATACAAATTGAACATTTCCAAGGACCAGGAGACGCGCGTTTAGTCTTTGCTAATAAAGAAGATGTAAGTGATCCAGTTAGAACAATAAGAGCAGGAACTGGAATTGTAATTAAAGGAGCTGATGTTTTAGCAATTACTGGCATCAGCAGACTTAGCACAAGAGATATCTTATTGCTTAACGGTTTAACCAGTAATGTACAAACTAGATTAAATACAGCTAGTCAACAAATTTCTTCTGGCATTGTTTTTCAAAATAACGCACTACCAAAAGCATCCCCCACTTCTAAAGGTGATTATTCTATAAATTCCACTTTAGACGCTCAAAGTTTAAGAATTAATAATATTCCTGTGCAGTCACTTGCTACCACTCCATTTAGTGGTTCCACTGCAACTGCGCCAATACTGTTAAATGATGCTATTATTACCAATATCTTTACAATGCAAGGCGCTGTAAGTTCAGGAGTTGTAAATGTTCCTTCAGTTGCTATTCCTGTAAGGGACGGCGATTATGTTTATTATCTTAAGGCGGGGCAATCATGACACAACAATTTGGCTTTCGCGCCACTAGGAATTTAGCTGAAGTAGAAGATAAAAATGCATGTTGGGATAATCTTGGCATTAATAGAAGTGATTTGCCACTATTAGTAGGCACCAGTGCTGCTGGCGTAACAGAAAGCGATTATTTTAATTGCAAAAATTTAAATAGTTCATTAGAAACCCAACTTAGTGTGTTAGCAACAGGAGCAGCATCAGGATTTACTGCAATGGCTGGTAAGATTAGCAGGAATGGAGATTTAGGAATTAGTGCTTTATCAGGAACAATAATCAATAATGATCGAGCTTATTACAATGGTAATTACGATATTATTTCAGCTTCTACCAATAGCTTCTTTTCGCCAAAAACAGCTTCTGGATATAGCTCTGGCGCTCAATATTTAACTGGCTCTACATATCTCCCTGATTTAACAATTAGTGGCCTTACTTTTGCTGGCGAGACAAAAGAATGGTCAAATTATTTTATTAAATATCGTTCGTATTTACGGATTACTGATAGTGGCAGCACATCTAGATTTTCACCATTGTATCTAGCTCCGCCCACAGCAGTGCAATCTAATGTTTTATGGCTTGATGGAGAATTTAGTTCTTTTACCATTGAGGATGGAAGAATAAAGCGTTGGGATGACGTGATACAACGTGGCAGCGCATCTCAGACCGCAAGCGCTAATCGTCCAACATTAGTGACCAGTGAACTTGCATCTAAGCCTGCTGTATTTTTTGATGGTACTAATGATTTCTTGTCATTGGGCGGTATTGGTGGTTCCATTCCAACAGGAGCAACGTTAATTGTTTTGTTTAGTTTAAGTGGCACCAATGGTGTTACCGGTGATGCAGACTATTGCATTCTTAGTTCTCTGAACGATATTGACAGTGCCTGGAGGAATGGTAAATGGGGATTATTTACCTCTAGTGAGATTAATGGCTTTCCTTCTTCGGCAACAATGCCAGCAAATGGCACAATTCTTGCGACAGTAAGAGCAAGCAATGCTCATGGCCTTGAATTTAGGATTAATGGTTCTAGGCAATCTTTTATTGCTCCAGGATCATATACTTATTCAAGCAATGGTAATTTCGTGATAGGAGTTAGTGATGCTACAAGTGTTGGACATGACTTCAGGGGTTACATTCATTCCTTAGCCTTATTCGACGAAGTATTAAGTGATGCAGAATTAAATTCCCAAGAAGAATATTTTCGATGGAGGTATGATTTTGTGTGGGATCCTGACGCGCTAGCATTGTCTTCTACAAAAATTTTACAAGGTGAACAATTCGAGATTTTAGAATTAGAACAAAGCATTGAAAACGATGATCCCTTTGAGGTGGATTTCTGATGACTAGGGGACTTGTTCGAAAAAATAATTTAAGTGATCTCACTGATCCAGTGTTAGCCAGGATTAATCTTGGCTTGAGAACAGATGATTACAATCGTATTAGAGGCTTGTCTGCATCACTTGGCGTCAGTAATTTAGATATTCAAAAAATTGCTAATTCCTCAACTAATTTTCAAAATCAAATTAATTCGTCAACTGTTTCATTAGCTACTATTACTTCTTATTTATATGCGGAAAAACATGGTGTCGCTCCAACAGTTTCACCGGCATCAGGGCTGACGGTTGAATTATTTGATGATACATATGCAGTTTATAATATTGAAGGAGTAAGGCAATATTTTACTACTCTTCGTTCATATAACGTAGAACCCACAATTGATTTTACCGATGCTTACCATATAGGCAAAGGAGGCAATGGAACAAATTATTCCATTCGTGCCGTAGGGCAAATACAAGCTAGTGGCAATGGATCGAACACTTTTGCAGTGTTCACGGACGATGGAGCGAGAGTGTGGTTAAATGGCATTCAAGTATTAAATGAATGGCGTGGGCAGGCTGGAACATGGTATACATTTACTGGTAGTGGTTTAACAGCAGGGCAATTTTATGACATTAGGATTGAGTATTTTCAAGGAACAGGCGGAGCTCGTTTACTATTAGCTAGTGGTGTTGGTGGTAATCCAGTTACAACATTAAGAGCAGCAGTTGGAGATGCTCTTACAGGCACATG